TTCATCGAAAATTTTTAAAAGTTTTTCAATATATTCTTCTACTGTATCTTCCAAGCCTAACTGTCCCACAACTCCATAATCTCTTAATTGCCAATAAGGCGGAGATGTCACTATGCAATCTACGCTCTTATCTTTTAGCGATTTTATTTTTTCAAGTGCATCTCCATGCAATATTTCAATCATTATTCGCTCCTTTTTTTATTAATTCCATTAGTTCGGGATTCTGATGTTTATTTCCAATCACCCACTGACCATCCATAATTATATTTTCTCTTTCAACAATCGGGATATTATTCTTTTTAATCAGTTCCTGTGTTAATGATTTACATTCACTGATTTCATAATCATCATTTTCAAGAGTATAGCCGTCAATAATTTTAAATCCTTTTAGCATACAGTCATAATCCCTTTCACTGTCTCCAAAGCCAATCAATTGTAAGAAAGTACCATTCTCATTTGAAGATAATAGTATATCTCCCTCAAATATCATTTTCCCTTTACTATCTGTATAATTTGTATATTGCATTAATTCAAAATTTTCAGAATCAGAAAATTCAAATCTTTTCTTTTTTTCTTCTTTATAAAAAATTTCATAACCAATCCATTTTTCTGTTAGAGACATCAAAAAAACATTAACCATTTTTTTCTCTTCTTTGAGCCAAGCTCTATATTTAATTTCTCTATTCATTTTTTCTCCTTTATTTTACTATTTCTACCTGTTCTAAAATTTGTTTTTTTATATTACTTATTGCATTCATAATATATTTACTCTCAAAAAGCATTCTATCCATTTCTTTACCTTTTAATCCTAACTTTTCAATATCAAAGCTTGTCTTAACTTTTCCGTCTTCAGTATCTCTTTCTTCATACCTAAGTTTATTTTCAAATTCTATTTTTATACTGTCTGATAAAAATTTTATTTCCTTAACTTTAAAATATTTGCTTCCATTTAATGCATCATTCAGAACATTTTTCACATTTTCTAAACAATCTTTGTCCTTTTCTGATACTATTTTCAAAACTTCATAACAAGTCATTTATTTTTCACTCCATTTCATTTATACATCAAATTGCATTCTTTTAATCATTTCTTCAACACTTAGTTCTTTTTCTTGCTTTTTGAGTTTGCATTTTATAATATCTTCTTTTCTTCTTTTGTACATTCCCTTTTTCTTTTCTATTTTTCTAATTCTGCTTTGAACGCTCATTATTTACTCCTTTTTCCTTAAAGGCCCTGAAATGCCCAGGATAAACTTTTTTAAGTTCCTTTGCCTCTTCTGCAGTTTTTATTTCAAATGGTTCAACGTAGATTTCCCTAAGTTTTGACATTAGTTTTTTTCTTCCTCCGCCTACTCCATGATCTACTCCAAGATGCCATTCCAGAGAAAGTGGAAGATAGGAGTTCCCAATTCCTTTATCAAACCTATATCCTCCTAAAGCTCCAGCACTTTTTGATATATGTGCTAACTGGGCATTTGGCTTTCCAGTAATGACACATATCTTTCTTTTTAACATCCAATAGACCCATTTTCGGTTATTCTGTTTTTTATAAAGTTCATGAATTTGATTCCACATCGGAATTTCTTTATCCATGAAATAATCAAACAAGAAATTAGTAAACTCTACAGCCTCCTGATTTGTTACCAGCTTTAAAGCAAGGCTGAAAGTTCCTTCTAGTTTGATTAACAGAAGCTGCATTTCTTCAATCACAAACTTCATCAAAGAATCTAGAATTATTTTTGCTTTATTCTCATTTGTGTATTTCTTTTCAAGAACCTGAATTATCTTTTTTTCCAATTTTTCATTCAGATTTCTGAAAGGTTCATAATTTTCTAAGCTCTTTCCGCTTGATCTTATATACAGTTTCTTTAATTTTTCCTTTGCCTGAAATCTGAAATAATCCGAAATTCTTGGTTTCTCCTTACTGGATAAGTTGTTTATATCTTTATTTGCTAAATGATATGCAAAACAATCAATGAACCAATATATAAGTTCCTGATTATCTCTACTCATCATTTTTACAGACATAAGTAAGGCCCCCTTATATTCCTAAAAGCTTTTTCCAAAATGGTTTTTTCTTTTCTTTATATTTCTCCATTTCTTTTGCTTTTTCAAACCATACAAAATTTCTTTCAGCCATCAGAAAATCATTTTTTCTTTGCAAAAAGTCAATCACTCCTTCAAGAACTTCAATGATTTCTTTTTTTTGCTTTCTATCAACCAGTTTTATCTCACTGTTTAATAATTCATTTACTCCCTTGATATTTATGAGATTATACTGATTTCCATTTACTCCATCCAACGGAAATTTTAGTATATTTTCTTTGCTGACTTTTTTATTGACTGTATTTTTACCATTTTTATATCCAAACAGATCCGTCACATCTTTAGCCAGTAAATATACTTCATAGTTGTGTATTTTGCCCCTTATCACTTTCCCCTTACATTCAACACTTTCTAAAAATTCTAAGCTCATTCTTTTTCCTCCTTTTTTAAAGTCATCAGATCTTCAATGCTCACATTGTCTATACAATGTTGCAATCTGTTTTCAGGCACCATTCTACTCCCCTGGCTGTATCCTTTTATTGACCCACCATTTCTCTTCATGAAATTACTTAATTCTTCTACAGATGTAGTTTTAATTTCATGTAGATTTCCATTTTCATCCCATACCTGCCGATAATATAATCTGACTTTTGCCATCAATACCACTTCTCAATTTCTTCCTTGTACATACCGATTCTTCTATCTTCCCAGTCAAATTTATAATATTTGCATTTGCACTGTAATCTTGATAGAAGTTTGTTACTTCCAAGGATTTTAAGAAATTCTTCCATCTGCTTGTCAGTAAGATTTGTATTTATTATTACTGACTTCTTTTCTCTGAAAATAAAGTCAATTATGAAATATAAGTTCTGTTTTCCCCAGTCTTTGATTGATTCATTTCCTAAATCTTCGATTATAATCAGCTCCGCATCTTCTAATCGTTCACGCAGAAATGAAGTTGCGGTTTTCTCTCCAAATGTCTCAATTATTTCATCAAATAAAGTCATTATGCTCGTTTTGTACACAATAAAATCATCTTTCAGTCTGTTATAAATGCAGTTAGTATAATGACTTTTCCCAGTTCCTACTTCTCCGCTTATGTAAATTCCAAGGCCCTCATGTTTAAAATTCGCAAAATTTTTACAGAATCTTTCAAATGATTTTTTATATGCCTTTTCTGTCTTACTCTTTGCATATGAATTTTCAAAGCTGCATTCATAATCATCATCACACATCATTTTTTCAGATAGTTTTTTATATTTTGCTATTGTTTCTTTTCTCCAAAGGCCACTAATATCGACCGTTTCAACAAAACTAATTCCAGTTTTTTCCGTCGTTTGTTCTGTCCGTTTTTTGATTATGTTTGTCATTCTTTGATTGATAAGATTTTTTATATCCGTTACTTCCGTTTGCATTGCTTTCCTCCTTAAATGGATATATGTCCTGCCAGTTATTTAGTATTGACTGTTCAAGAATTTTTATGGCCAGTTCCTCGTTGTTTTCATCAGTCATTTTTTTAAGCTTGTTAAGCAATATCTTTTCTGCCCTTTCCGTCATCGGCTTTTTAATATCTTTTCTCATTTTCTTAAAATCGGAATATGTCTCCAAAAACTTTTCGCCCTTATATATATATTCTTTTATTACTATTATTCTTTTATTATTAGTATTCTTTCTTTTATATAGGGACGGATTATCCAACTTTGGGTTTTCCAACTTTGGGTTTTCCGTCTCAGGCTTTTCCAAAGACGGGTTTTCCAACTTTGGCTTTTGAAGATAATCTTTTATATTATTTTGCTGACTATCTTCGAAAATGTAATATGTTAATGAACCATCACTATTTTTTTGACGGCTGATATAGCCATTTTCTACCAGTTCTTTCAATCCGTTTCTCACCGAATCTCGCCCATCAGTTGAATTTTTTGCTATTTCAGCACTTTTGTATTTCCATCCGGTAGGTCTTGAAAGCATATAAATTAACAACCCTTTTGCTTTCCAGGATAATTTTTCATCAAGTATGAGATTATTATGTACTGTTGTGAAATTATCTTTTTTCTTTACAACTGTCTTCATTTTTCTCACCTTCCAAAAATTTTCTTACAATTTCAGTTGTTTCTTCATTTTCAAACATGGCCACAAATATTTTTTTACAGATTTCTGTATCATATTCTGATCCGTGCCATTTTTCTTCATCAAGTTCTATTCCATAAAATTTTGCAGTTTCATTTAATCTTGGCCATTTATATTTTCCAAATTTCCCTGGAATTTTTAAAATATCAATATTGCTTTCTTTTGTACAAAACTGATTTTTTAAATCAAATGGAATAAATTTTCTGTCAAATGATATATTGTGCGCTACAAAATGATTTGTACCCTTACAAAAATCTACAAAATCTTTATCTTTTTCAAAATATTTTGAGTATTTTATACCTGATTCCACTCTACGCCTTAGAATTTCCTCGTCTGTAAGTCCATTTACAGCAACAGCTTCTGCATTTATTTCCTCGCCCTCATTTCTGAAATAAAATCTGTTAAATTTTTCAATTTCTTTATAAGAGTTTAACTTTAAATCAATATCAATTTTTATTGCTGAGATTGATAAAACAGAACAGTTCTCCAGTCCGTTTGTCTCAGTGTCAAATATTATAACTTTCATTCTCCTATGCCTCCTAAAAGGGAAAGTCAGCATCGTCATTTATGCTGTTCTGTGATTTCATATATTGTTTTATGACCGCTGTTCCTCTTTCCTGTTCCTTCTTTTCTCTTAACTTATTTTCTAAAAGAAAATTTTTCTCCCATATTTCGTATGTCTGCGGAATTTCTATTTTATCTATGATTTCCTGTGTAGTTTTTTTGCTCTTTGAATGATAAAAACCTCTTATCTGATATTCATTGAAATAATTTATTTCTCCTGTAATTTCATCTATTACTTCATTTACTCCCTGATATGATAAAAACACTCCAACTGTACGATTTTCAATCATCAGGAATATTTCTTTTCCTTCTTCGTCTAGTTCTGTTTTTAAATTCTCATGTTTAATTTTTAATAAGTATACTAACTGATTTATATGTTTACTGTTAAATATCTGTTCCACTCCTTTTTTATTTTTGTAGAACAAAGGTATTCGGGCTGTTCTATCTTCCTTTAAAGCCCTAAATGTCAGTATTAATGCTTCAGATTTGTTGACATCTGATTTGAATAGTTCTGCTCTTTCTATTTTACATTCATAGCAAGCACTTTCTTTGATACTTGCTCCTGGAAGATTTTTTTCTTTTAACTGTTTTTCATCATAAGTCCACATTTATTTTTTCCTCCTGTTTTTCCATGCTATAAAGTTTTTGTATTTTATAAATTCAACATCCCATAAAGATATTTTATTTTTGTCTATTATTATAAAGGGATATTTAATTTCAAAATTTTTCACATTGATATATTCAACTAAACCATATCCATAATCTAATATTATTCTTTTCATTTTTCTCCTTCTATGGTATAATTAGTTGTATTTGTTTTTAGTCGTTGTTGGCTGCAACGGCTTTTTTTTTTCGCTTTTTCATTAATCCCACTTGCTTTCTTTGAAATATATCCATGTTAATATTATTAACAAAATCCATAATCCGTAGCTTGTTATTATTACTTTTATGTCATTTTTCATTGCTCCTGACTGATTCAATATTAATGCTAATGCAAATATTGAATACCACAGTAAAGTTTTTTTTGATTTAGTTATCATTTATTCTTCCTCCTAATTTTTTAAAATTACTCCAAGTAAAGCTTCTAATATTGCAAGCTTTTCTTTATTTAGCTGTTCTGTCTTCACTTTTGCAAACCACTTATCCCAAATTTCTTGACATTCTCTATCAAGTTTTTCCTTTAATTCAGAATTTTGTATATTATTTATAAGTTCATTTATTTTGAAAGCCCATCCAGTCAATTGATTTTTTCCATTTTTCCTCCTATTTATTCTTTTATTCCATTTTTTCTAAGATAATCAGACATCTCATTTTCAGTTTCAAATATTTCTGATGCATCTTCATCATCTTCGTCATACCACTCGACGAAGTATTTTCCAAATCTCATGCTTTTTCCCCAGTCTTTTAAAAGACATTCTCTATTATGAATGTACTTGTAATCTTTAGTCATTTCTATCACCTTTTTCTTCTCTCAAAAACCTTTCATAACTCATTCCCATATATCGCTCAACTTGTATACGTGGAATATGATAGTCCCATGAGCCTCTTGGTCTTGTTGTTGTTGGTTGTACTGTCTGTATTGCAGTACCAAATTTAAAATTACCTCTCTGCAGTCCAATTCTTACCGCCTGTGCAGATTTTCCAATAAAGTCTGCACACTCTTTTATTGTTAAAGTATTTTTCATTTTTATCACTTCCTTTCCTTTATTGGTTTATAATTTCTAAAATTTCAAAATCCATCAATGAAATCACAACTTTCTTTTTTGACATTTTTGTTTTACAATCATAGGAGTATTTTATCTTTATTTCATCTACTCCTATGATTGCTTTGTCATCAAGAAATATTTTTAGAGGTATTCCCTGAGAATTTTTTATAATCTTAATTTCATGTTTTTCCATTTTTTCTCCTCTCATTTTTTTGTAGATTTATTTTCTACTTATTGTTTAAAAAAAATATTTTCTTTCTCTCTTAATGAATTTATTGATAATATTGTACAAAGTTTTTGAATTTCCTCTGCTTTGAACTCTGATTTATTACTAATTTTCAATGATAAAGCATAATATGTTAATCCTAATTGTGATGCAATTGAATTCAATTTTAGCCCTTTTTCTTCTATTTTACTCCTCAATAATTCTGTATCTGTCATTTAATTTCACCTCTTTTCTTTTGTTGATTTTTTATCTACAAAATCAATATATCACGTAGTAGAATTTTTGTCAACTTTTTTTTATAAAAATATCAAAAAAAGTTGATTTTCAATCTATTATGTGGTATATATAATTATATGAACTTAGGAGGATTTTTATGGGAATAGGTGAAAAAATAAAAAAAAGACGGGAGGAATTGGGATATACTCAAGAGGAATTAGCTAAGAAAATGGGATATAAAAGCAGATCTTCCATTAATAAAATTGAAGTTGGTATTAATGATGTTGCTCAATCTAAAATAGTAGAATTTGCTAAAATTTTAAAAACTACTCCTGCATATTTAATGGGATGGGAAAAACACAATACCGAAACAAAAAAATCCGAACGTGATTTAATGATTGAAAAATATCAGTTAAATCCTGAAGAATTAGCTGAATATGATAGAATTATGAAATTAAGTATAGAAATGAATACTTTAATGTTTCAAAGCAACAATATAGAATTGGAGGTGGCAGATAAGGAAGAAATGGATTATGAACTATCAGAAACTTTAAAAAAGGCTTTCATTAGTTCATTAATCACTAAACGTGAAAAAGAAAAAAAGGAGTAGTATGAAATACAGAAATATAATAAAAAAATTAGTTAATGAATCTGGAACAACAAATCCAGAAAAATTGTGTAAATATTTAGGAATTAAGATCTATTACACTAAAATGAATTTCATGGGTTTTATAGTAAAAATAAACAAAGTTATTCATATTTTCATTAATTCTGCTCTTTCAAAAATAATAAAAGATATTGTAATATTGCATGAATTAGGACATTATTTCTTGCATCCAATTGACGATTATTTATTAATGAAGGATAAGTTTCTTTTTACTGAAAATAGAATGGAGAATGAAGCTAATTCATTTGCTGTAACTGCTTTCAATTTTCTAAATAATACATATGATTATATTTCAGAAAATGATTTAAAAATTTTAAAAAAATTGAAGACATATGCTTAGGAGAATAGTCATGATTAAATTTATTATTTTAGCATTTATTATATTAGTTATACTTTGGTTGAGAAATGAATTTAAAAAAATCAAGGAGATTACACCAGATACAAAGAAATTTTTTCTTAGAGAAAGCCGAAGAGGATGGTATGTTAATCATGAATATGGAACATTAAAAGTTATGAAACTTATAGAAAATAAGAAAATTAAAGAAATTAAACTCCCTCAAGAAATTAGAGAAAAGTATTCAATAAGGTATTTTAGAGATCTTATTAAATATTTGGTTGAGAATAATTTTTTTAAGATAGAAAATGACACTTATATTATTACAAACAAAGGGTTAGAATATTATTCTTTAAGAAAAAATTTTTTAATTGATTTAGAAAAAGGCTGGACAATGACACCTCAGAAATGGAAATCCATGACAGAAGAATGGGATGAAGAAAATAAGAAATATAAAAATTAAAGGAGTTGAGTAAAATGGCACAAAATAAAGTTATTGCTGGTGCATATCAAGGAAAAATGGTAGGTCAAACATTTGGAAACGCATATCTTCAAACCAGTTTTTTAAAAACTGTTTTTCTTAAAGATATTGTTGTTAATTATGAGGTCTTAGATTCTGATAGCAAAAAGTCTATGTCAAGTGCATTATTGAGAGGTGGATTAGGAGTTGCTTTATTAGGCCCTGTTGGTTTATTAGCTGGATTAAGCGCAAAGAATAAAAACAGCAAAATTATTGCTTTAAAATTTAATGATGGACAAGAATGTGTTGTCGATGTAGATGATAAAGTTTTTAAAGCAATACTCAAATCACTTACTGGAATTAAATCAAATTTTGGTGATGATAAAGATAATGATAAACAACAATTGGAAGATAAGGCTAATAATTCTTCGCAAGCAGATGAAATTCTGAAATTTAAAAATTTATTAGATCAGGGAATTATTTCCGAAGAAGAATTTGAAACAAAGAAAAAACAATTACTAAATTTATAAAAAATTTAATATAGGAGGAAAAGTTTATGAGAAACAAAAAAGTATTTTTAGCAATTTTATTAGGAGGATTTATTCTATCATTACCTACAATAGGAGCAACAAAGAAAAAATCTTCCGAAAATTCGACAACTGTTAAATTTAAAAGTTGTAAAGCCGCAAAAGCTGCAGGGTATTCAGATATGAAAAGAGGAGAACCAGGATATAGTTCAAATCTTGACAGAGATGGCGACGGAATTGCCTGCGAATCGAAATAATGTTTAATAAGTAAAAAAGGCCCTACTGCAAATAGGACCTTAATATAAGTGATATACTTACATCTCGCAAATTAAGTATATCACACAAAACCGACATTTTCAACAAAGGAGTGTGATTTTTTTATGCGAAAACCGAACGGCTACGGAACTGTAGCAAAATTAAGCGGAAAAAGGAGAAGACCATTTGCGGTAAGAATTACTGCAGGATATACGGATGAAGGGAAACAGATATATAAGTACCTCGGATATTATGCAACAAGGAAGGAGGCGGAATATCAGCTTTCACTTTACAATGCGAATCCGTACGACATTAATTTGAAAAATCTAACTTTTAAGGATGTCTATAAAAGATTTTACGATGTAAAGAAAAATACTGGAACAAGCGAAAAAAGACTGAAAGCATACGAATCGTTCTTTAAGAAACTTGTACCACTTCATAATATTAAAATGATAGACATTAAAACTCCGCATCTGCAGACATTATTTGACACATTTACTGAATTTTCTCCGCTATATGTCCGTGAAATCAAGTCTTTCACAGGCTTTATTTACAAGTACGCGATGGAAATTGACGTACTTGACAAGGATTATACGAAATTTCTTAAACTTAGAAAATTTAAGAAGCAGAGAAAAAATAGCATATTTACTGCAGAAGAACAGCAGAAATTATGGGAAAACATTGAAAACATTCCAGGAATAGATATTCTTTTGATACTAATCTATACCGGTTTCAGGGTAAATGAGCTGTTATCTGTGAAAAAAGAAAAAATAGACCTGGAAAACTGGACTGTGACATCAGGGTCTAAAACAGATGCAGGAAAGGAAAGAGTAGTCCCAATACATCATCGGATACAGCCACTGATTATCAGATATATGCAAACAGAAGGAGAGTACCTTATTCCAAATCGCAACTTTAAATCTCATATGAACTATTCCAGTTTCAGAAGATATTTTTCTCAGATTCTTGAAAAACTGGAAATGGATCATACGATACACGATACAAGATACACATTCATCACATCTCTGCGAGAAGTGACTGACAATAATGCTGCTATTACAAGCATTGTCGGGCACACTAATATACAGATGACGGATAAATATACTTTAACTAATATACAAAAAATGAGACAGGAAATAGACAAAATAAATTAGTTCCTGTCTCCTCAATGGAGTATTTTTTTTGTATATTCTGTGTATATTATAGGTTAAATTTTTGATGTTCTCACACAACATTTTAATTTTAATTTAACTAATAAGAATACATAGAACTCAGTAAAATCAATATTTTCAAATACTCCTCGATTAAAATATTAAACTGTAATCAGCCTTTACAATACACTTTGCTACTATTAATACCTAATATTATTAAGCCTTCTTTTATTTTTACTCTTAAATTTACAATACACTTTGCTACTATTAATACACAAGTCTGAATCTGCGATAAGAATCGGATTACAGATTTACAATACACTTTGCTACTATTAATACAGTTACTCAT